ACTGTATTCCGAATGGTGTAAAGTGTCTTATCATTTTTGATTCACATTCTTTGCATAAATAACCTGGATCATCTTCAGATATAGATCTAGTTATAGAAAGTGTTGCATGTAAATCATCTTCTACACACTTATACTCGTACACTGGCATTATTTGCCGCTCTTTTTTCTTGCTTTAGCTAAAGCATCAAAGTCTTTAACTTTAGTTTCTCCTAAATATCCCCATGCATAACCATCTTTAATCATTTTTTCATTCAAAGATACTATCGAGCCATCTAAAAATACCCATCCTAAAATTCTTCCATACTTTTCAGATGAATCCATTTTTTCTGTTTTAATAACGACAGACTTAGCAGATTCAATTTCATGCTTTAAATAAGCCTTTGCTTCAAGACCAAGAAATTTCTCCATCTTATCCGTTGTTCTGCTTTCTGGAGTATCTATTCCAGCAAGTCTTACTCTGGAACTAAATGAGATATCAAATCCTAAATCTATGTCTACATCGATTGTATCTCCGTCCACAATCTTTGTAACTTTTTTAACATAATATTCAAACATGATTCTCCTTTAATAAAGGAGCAGTTTTAGGACTTGCTCAGGTCTCTGATTGTTTACTTAATTTTGATTGTTTTTGGCTTTTTCTCTTCTGGAACTTCACGCTTTACAATAACGTAAAGCATTCCATCATTTAAATCAGCTTTATCAACATACATATATTCACTTAGTGCAAATGTGCGAGTAAACTTCCTACCAGCAATTCCTTTATGAAGATATGTTTCTGCATCTTCTGGACGCTCACCTTTAATGGTAAGTGTTCCTTCGTGCTCTGTTACTTCTAATGATTCCCTATTATAACCTGCCACCGCAAGTTCTACTACAAATGTATCTTCATCAATTTTACGAACATTGTATGGAGGGAATCCACTTGTATTTGAATGTGCATGAGATAGTCTATCTGCTAAACTATCAAATCCAATAAAAAATGGATCATTAAACATAGAATTCCATGCTGAATTAAATGTATTAGGTACTGCTGTATATGTTATATTTGTCATTTGTTTGCTCCTTTTAAGCGAGTTGAATTAGTAATACGGGCCCCGTTAGGCAACCCGTATTCTATTATATCAAATATTTTTTAAACTGTCTTGAATTCTGGACGACCAAATCCAACAATTGATACGGCCTGAGATTTACGTAATTTAGATCCATTCTTCTTTTTATAAGCACGAACCTTTAAGCAACATTCTCCACCGTTACGCTGATCTCCCTTTTTATCTGAAGCAGTATTTCCCTCTACGGTTGTTACTGTTCCATCCCCATTGTCTTTTACAACAATTCCAACATGTGAAATTCTATCCACACCGTCGTTTGGAAAGTCAAAATAGACTATATCTCCAGGTTGTGGGGTTGCTTTTTCTGCATATTGCCAGGCTTTATTATCAATAAAAGCTTTTGCTCCTCCTGGAGTATAAACAGTATTAGGAATTTTAACTCCAGCCTGTATTGCACACCAATTTACAAAACTTCCGCACCATGGTGCAAAGTTTGCTTTCATGGTCTTACCATACTTTGTTTCATTTTCTTTTGGACCTTCAATGGTTCCAACTTCTGCTAATGCTATTTCTACTAATTTTTCTGCGGTACCTTTTGCTGCTGCCACTTATTTTCTCCTAATTGACTGTTGTTTTAGCAGTTGATGTTAACTGCCAATTCCAAAATTGATGTTGATCTATTCTTTCTGCAATAAAATTAGCTAAACCCTGTTGATCTGCTTCAGTAGCTAATTTAAATCCAATATTTAAATCATTTAAAATAATTAAATTTGAATCTATTAAATTCCTAACCATTTCTAGTGGGGAATTTGTTGTTAAATCATACTTAACATTAGACATTAATAATATTTCATCTATTTGAAATGGAGCATACTGCCCTAATTTTCTAGACCATTCTGCGTAAGTATCAATTGACTCAAATACATCTTCATAAATTTCTAGAAAGAACGCATGAAGTTCTTTAAATAAAACTCCTTCTACATTCCAGTGATAACCGTGTGCTTTTGTATAAAATACAGACGCATTTGCCTGCATCATTTTTAAATGTGCTAATATATTCATATTCTTATTATACCATTTCTATTTTGTGCCCTCGGCAGGAGTCGAACCTGCGACCAAGACCTTAGAAGAGTCCTGCTCTATCCTCTGAGCTACGAAGGCAAAACAAAGGCTATCCGAAGATAGCCTTTGTAGTAACCATGATCATCCTAAGGTAGCGAAGCCCGAATGGTAAAGGGGGTTAGCCTTACTATCTTAGTATATTATAGTTTTATTAAAAATATGCTCTATTTAATTATTTATATTTCATTTTGGTCAACAGTTATAATGCCAAGTTCTCTGGCAGTCTTTTTGCCATCTTCAGACAATTCAATTATTGCATTTAAATCATCGTCATATGTTACATTAACATAACCTTTATTATATAAATCTATTAATGATTCATCAATATGTTTTGTATGCGCTTCCCATAAATCTGGAGCAAGCAATTCTGCTTTATCTGTAACTCTAAAAATTAATTCGCCAAATTCATCAACGCCAACTACTTCTACGGCACCGATTTCCATATAATAATCTAATCCGCTATCTTCGTTCATATTAACCCTTCTGTGCAACAAGTAGGACTCGAACCTACGACGACCAAATTATGAGTTTGGGGCTCTAACCAACTGAGCTATTGTTGCTCATTAATTATATTATAACGTGCCATCGTCGTTTTTGTCAATGGATTCTTCTACAATCTGTTGAACATATTCAGAAAAATGTTTTCTAATACTACCAGATGGTCTATGTCCTGCAACTTTCCAAATTCTAGTATATTCAGCTATATTGGCAAATGTGGTTGGACAAACTGGTGTGCCATGATAATCTTTTAATACTGTAGGAAGCGGAACATGCTTTCCACAACATTTACATTCTTTAGCTTTTTCTTGATATATACTCATATTATTGTCATCCTATCCATAACGTCTTTTAAGTTTTCTGGTATTTTTGGTGCACGTACCATATTTTGTACGTATTCTTTTTCTCCATCAGGAGCTGTTCCAAAATCATTATCATATGACATTGATTCATATGTATGTATATTTATTTCTTGATCATTATTAAATCGAGTTCTACTAATTGAATTAAAGATAGATCCACATACTGCATCTGCAAGGTCTTTAGAACCCTTTCTTGGGTGATCAACTCTATCTCTCATAATTTTTAATTGAAGTAATTCATCTATAAGTAATGGTATATGTGGTCCATTTAATCTTTCTTCTAAAACAATCATAGCCATATCATCATAATGTTTTTTAGCAACAGAAAGAATTTCAGTATTAATACCATATTGCTTTAATTGCTGCATCATATCATGAGAGTTCCATCTATCGAATGTACATACTCCAATATTGAATCCACGACTTTTTAATGAGATTATATAATCTTTTACCTCAGTAAAATCTACTGATTTATCTGGTGTAGGAGTCCAATATCTAACTGCATCTACACTTACTATAGGTGCTGGCTGTGAATACTCATTAGTAATTTTTACATTTACCCACCTATCTACATGAGAAAGTGCTACAGCACAATGGTCGTGCTTTTGAGCCAAATCTACGTGAATATAGTATTTCTTATCTGGATCTGGCTTGAACCAATCTTCTAATCTTCCAAATTGATCTACTGCTACATTGCCAATATTAAATGCCTTTTCAACTTTTTCTCGTGACTTAAAAAATGCATCAACAGCATCTGATGGCATACACGCAAATCTACCAAGTGCATCTACTGGATTTTTATAGAATGCTACCTTAAAATCATCTATCTTTCTTACTGGATTAATTTCCCATGTTGGTCTTTTAAGAGCAAACATCTTAGGATACTTATATGAAATGATATGATCTTCTTCCCATTCAACATCAAATTCATTCCCTTCCGTTCCATCTGGCAAATCTTCATCTAATTTAAAATGATGAGTTCTAACAATAACTTCTTTCTCCGCCACAACATCATCGTACCTTTGCTGAATATAATCATTTTTGTATCTAGGGAAAGAAAGCAAAATTACTTTACCAAAGTCTGGAAAACGAGAATCTACTGATGCCCTATACATATCATATATTGCACTGCCAGTTTTTGCCTGCTCATGACCACTTGTATTTTCTGTAGCAAAACCTGAAATTTCATCGAGAATAATAACAATAACGTTATAACCTTCCCAAGCTTCTCTTTCAGAGTGACCAGAGTGTACTGTTATTGCCTTATCAAATTTAATCTCAGAGGCTTTTGGGTCATACCTGCCAACAAACCATGGAGACTTATCTATACGTGTCTTAAAACCCTTAAAGAAGACGTTATTAGCCTGCTGTGAGTTGATTGCAATGTTAATAATATCAATTGAATCTCCTGGAGGTTTTCCATAATAAGTAGCTGGATCTTTCAAGCACAATAGTAAATAAACTATATAGGCTACCGATATTGTGGAGCAATAATCTTTTCCAGATCCCTTACCTAATTGTGCAACAATTTCATTTGCAGTTTGTTTAAACATTCTTCTGCCTTCATCATCGCCAAATAATTTGATGAGGGTTGATTCTTTATAAATTTGTGAGCTTTTTTCAATTAAAGTATACTGATATTCAGATAATGGAGGCAAGCCTAAATAATCTGGGCTCTGAACAAATGTTCTAAGATCTACTGGCTTTTCTTCAAACTCTTCGCCATCCAATATGTCAATTAAATCATTAAAATCAAACGACATTGGCATCCTCAATTACAACTGATTCAACTATACCAGTAATTTGTGAAAGCCTCTTAGCAACCTCCAGTTTACATTTTGGACATGTAGAAGTAACCTCTTTTAATATCTTTACAAGCAGTTCTTGTTTGCGTTCTGTTTCTGCAATTTGAGAAGCAATCTCATTAGTTTCTAATACCCCAACAGACTGAAGCATAGAAATTCTTTTAGTTTCTATATCTGCAATTAACTTTAATGCTCCAGATTTAATTCCTAATTGACCAGATTGATCAGCATCTTCAACAGTTTTCCAAGCCTCTTTGATAAGCATTGCGTAGTGTTGATCTGCACCAGAAATAGCTTCTTTAGCTCTATCTCTAATTGCATTATCATTATGAACTACCGATTTCCATTCATCAATAAAGGTAACAACTTCTTTGCGGGAAAACCCTGTTATTGTAGCAATTTGGGTAGCACTATTCCCCTTAAGTAGTTCTTCAACTACTTTATTCATTCTATCAAAATGCTGTGTTAATTCTATTTCAGCCATTGTTATATTATACTTTCTAGTCGACTAAAAGTCAATTAGAATTAGCTATTTTATATAGAACTAAATAACCAGTCATATCATCAATATCATTATCTCCTGGAAACGAACCAGAATTTTTAATACGACTTAGCTTATCGTCAAGTCGCACCATTAATTGTTCTTTTGGATCCGCTTTGCTAAATATTCTAACTGGATTTAAAGCTGAATTTCCATAAGAAACATTTTTATTAATAAGCATTTCTGCAATTTCAAGGCACTGATTTAAAATTACATTTCCTGATGGTGCATCCAATGCAAGCATTTGTAAATCTGTAATCCAAGTTTGATATCCTTTATTCTTTACAATATTCATCATTAAACCCCTTTTGTTTATTTAATCTGATCACTTTTCCGCCTTATCAAACTTAGCCACAAAAACTCCAGTCTGTGGGAACTCTTTATATTCTACTATATAATTGAATTTTTGCAATACCCTTTCTGTAGACCAATCTTCTTCTACATGAACTTCATAAGGATTACCATTGATGGCATCTTGATGATAATGAATAATTGGTATTGATATAATTGCATACATTGCTTGCTTAGATACCTTATCCCATATCTTAAGCGCATCTTCTTCTGTCATATGCTCTAGAATGTCTCCAAAGATAACTAAATCGTAATTAAAATCTTCTACATTTCTTACATCGTCCTCAATAATTAAATCGTATCTTGATGTTAAATTAAACTGCTCTATGTATGGATGCCAAACTTCTACTCCAGCAACATACACTGCATCTCCAACATATTGTTTTACTATATCAAGATAAACACCTGCACCTGCTCCGCAATCCAGTACCGTACGTGGATCTATCTCCATTATCTTTTCAATTGTCCAAGGCTTGTTGGTTGGATCAGATGTCCCCATGTATTCCTACTCTCTGTTCTCTTTGTTGGAATGTTGATTCCAATGCATATAGTCCACAACCTTTTGTGGCTCTTGGTGATAATGTATATGAATTAAAATATTTATGTCTTTTATTAAATGCATACCAATCAATTGGTTGATCAATACCATCATGTAAAGCATTTTCAAGTATCTTCTTAGCTGAGTTTCTATTTACAACATAGCATAGCATGGACCAATCTTGATATGCTTTAACAACTTCTACTGAATCATCTCTATTATATTCAACTACTCCATCAAATAATTCATTTTGATTTTCTGCATCCAAAATACTATTGATTGAAATTCCAATATCAAATTCTTGAGTTGGCCTACTATAATATCTAGCATATTGATTTGGATGAACATAGTAGCTAAAAATTTCCCAGTCTTCTGGGAGCATTTCCATATATTTTTTTAAAAGCATTAAAAACTCATCATTATCACGAGTAGTTATATCATCTTCCATTAACATCAAGTACTCATAATCTGTATCTAAAAAATTCTTAAATGCTAATAAATTGCTTGCCCATATACCCATTTCACCCCATTTAAAATTAAACTTTGGGGTTAACTTAAAATGTTCTTCATTAAAATTATTATATTGTTCTAAATTACTAATTAAAATAGTATCTGTTTCTAATCTATCTATATGATTGATTAAATAGCTATCTAGATGATGAAACAAATCGGAACGAGTCTGATGAGACTCTCCATATCCAGGAATATGGAATATCTTATAACACATTTTATCTAGGTTCATCTTTTTTTAATCAATCCAAACTGATCTAAGTATCTCTGTATAGTCATTACAGAGACATCACATTCTTTAGCTATTTCGGTTATATTCTTTTTTTGAACTATATACCTTCTATATAACCAATCTTTGCTCTGATAAAATTTCATCTTTCGGTCAATACCTTGTTAGAATAATGTGCAATTCCAAAAGCGTCTGCAACATCAAAATCATCTAAAGATAAATCATATTTAGAATTAAAGTAATCTACAGTGCGTTGTTTTCTCATGTTTCTTATTTTATTTTTATACCATGAATCAGCGTATCCTGGACTAGATAATCTAATAGCCGCCTTTTCTTCTTTTGTAGGATTTTTATTTCCTATATATGCCTGCCATGAAGTTGGAGAAATAGTAATTACTTTAGCTCCCGTTGACATAAGTTCGGCTATAACCACACCATAAACATAAGAAAGTTTAATAACTGCATCTGGAGATCTAACTAAAATTGCTCCTTCTACAACAATATAATCTGACTTTAATTCATCTAACATAATGTTCATTTTGCGTTTAGCATCATATATTTTTTCATATATATCTGATCCAACTATATTTACTTTCCCCCATTTTAATGGCTTATCATTTTCCATTAAACAGAAAGCAATTGAGTTAGTAGAAGCATCTATGCCAAGAACTCTGTGAGCTTTTGTTTTTACTAATTCAGCTAATTTCATCTAACATTCCTAATAATTTGCTGCGTGTTTTAATGCTCATATTTTTTTCACAACTAGAACAGAGGGCGTTTTGATTATACCGACTTAACTTAATGCCGCATTTACACACTCTGCTTGCTCCGTTTCTAATAGCTTTCTTTTCATAATACTTTTCCATGATTCTTTTGTTTGTTGCAACTCTGCAACATTCATCAGAACAATATTTTTGATTATGAGTTTTTGATTCAAAATCTTTATTGCATTCTTTATTTCCACATATCATAGTTTTGGAACCTTGAATGCTTCAATTTGAACTGTACCAGTTTCCATTGACCAACATTCTTTTTTAATTGGACAATATTTACAGGTTGTAGTTGATTTAGTAAACATACGCATTGGAAGATCGCCATCTTGAAAGTTATCCCATACTTCACATAACCAAGTAAATGTGTCGTCAATAATCTTTTTGTTTCGCTCATTCATTTGTACTGGAATAATTAAAACTTCTTGAGTATTTTTGTTTTCGTATAAAAAGAATCCCTCTTTAGCATTCTTTAACTTCATATATGTAAGCAACTGAAGCATATGATTGCCAGAGCTTTTCATTTCTGATCTACGAGTATCCCAAACTTCCTGTTTTGCAGTTTTAATTTCACCAATAACTGGGCCATTATAATCCATGATCAAGTCAATGAATCCACGAATTGGAGGATACTCATTAATAATTTCTTCTTCTTCTGCAACAAAATTTGGCATAGTTCTAATCAAACCCTGTATTCTTTCATGAGCTTGAGTTCCTTGAGCCATATTAGCAATTGCAATAGAATCATTTTCATTAACAAACATCACTCCACTGAATGCCAGATACCAGTATCTTGGACAATTTCCATGTCCATAGCCCAAAGAACTTGGGCTAAAAGATTTCTTTGTGGTAACTGCATCATCACGCTTTGTAGCTAAATAAGCATCGTCCAGCATTCTAGCAAATTCTTCTGGTTGAAAATCTCCAGTATGCTTTTTAAATTTTAAATTACTTACTATATCTCTACCCATTATGAATTATACCTAACGACATACTTAAGTGCATCTACAAGTTTGTCTATGGACTCCTTTACTGAATAATATATATTCTTTTTATTATTGTTTTCCGTTCCAGCTTTATCTTTAGCAATAGTGGAATAAACTGAAGCAAGTACAGCAAACTTAGTTGACATTGCTTGCAATTCCATAATTAAATGAGGTGCCTTTGCGGAAGGAACATCTGGATTCATTAATAATTTTACCACAATAGCTAAAGCTTTATCTAAGTGCTCATCCTGCATAAAATTATGAAGATCATTGAATTCAGTGATATCACTTATTATCTCTAAAGTATTTTTATCTTGTGTCATGACAGTATCCTTTGAACCAATCCGTATCCCATCCATAATCCAAATATGCCCATAAGACCAGCAAAAACTGGTGGTGCTGGAACTGGTAGCTTAAACAAACTAAATACGGCACCAACGCCCATGCCAGTAAGTGTTGTTAAAAATATTTCTCTAACCATTATTCTCCTCATAAAATTGGATCAGCTCTTCTAAAACTGCCCACTCAATAATTCCAAGACGAACCTTGGAATCCTCACCTATAATAATTTTTAATGCTGGATGCATATCTCTATTTACTTTAAATGTATCAGTACATATTTTAGACCATACATCTTTATTTAAATTAAAAGACTTTGATGCTTCTTTATAATCAACTAAGAATTGATTCCACTGAGCGTCACCCTTTTGATAATCTCCACGGCCACTATTCTTTTGTGCTTTTGCTTTATCTCTTTTAACTTCTGCTCTTTCTGACATTATTGTACCTTAAAAATAGTTTCGTGTCCTTTGGAACATCTCCAAGACATAACTAATTCTATCGGATCCCAAAATGCTCCAGAAACATCTTCATCACACGTACTACATGCTCTAATACCAAAAAGTTTTTCTAGCTCATATTCCTTTTGAATATTTTTTTTCTTAAGAAATTCATTAAGATCTGGCATTTATTTCTCCTACTAAGTTGTCTACAACATCTGGATTTGCCCTTAAGTACCCTACAGCCTTTGCACGTCCTTGAAAACGTTCTCCATTCACTGTATACCATGCTCCACCCTTTTCAATAATGCCACACATTTCTGCAACGTCTAATGTTTCTCCAACACGATCTACTCCCAGAGACTCACCTTGATAATAAAAATCGTACTGCCCATTTAAATTTGGTGGACCTAGCTTATTATAATCTACAATCCAATTTACTGGTCTTCCGACCCTTTGTTCGATGATCTTATCTCCAACTTTAATGCCAGCTTTAATAGCATTAGCCTCAGCTTCGCTAGACCAAAGCTTGATGACTGTAGACGAGAAAAATTTAACCGCCATGCCACCCGTTGGAATATGACTTGCATGCATACTGCCAAATTGATTGCGTTGCTGAGAAATAAGAATAAGAAGCGTGTTCTTATTCGCATAGTTGAGCATTTTAACTGCATGTGTCATATCCTTTGCTTCTGCACCGATTTGCTTCGTATCTTGCAAATCTTTCATTTCATTTCCATCTTTTTCAAAATATATTGCTGGCAATAATGCGGAAATAGAGTCTACTACAATTAAATCAACTCCAGCATCCATTAACTTAGTAGCAACATCTACCATATCATTTACTGTTTTAGCAGGAGAATAAATTAACTTAGAAGAATCAACTCCTAAAGACTCCGCCCAAGACTGATCATATGATGCTTCAGCATCAATCCATGCACAAGTCTTTCCTTCTTTTTGTGCCAATGCTATTGTCTGTAAGCAGAAAGAAGACTTACCAGCAGATTTATTACCCCATACAAGAACCTGTCTGCCGTATCCAAATCCTCCACGCAATGCCATATTTAAACCGATACTTGGAGTAAGTTGTTTTTCAACAACCACATCTTGTGCAGACTGAACTCTTGCTCTTGTTTTAGGATCTAATTTTGCTAATATATTATCTATTGATATTGTCATGTTTACCTTTTCTTTCTACTAGTATAGCATTAAAATAAATTGCCGTGAAGCTTTGGACGACTACTATTTATATTCATTTTTTTAAATAAGATTTCATCAAAACTATGAGTGATATCTTCTGAGTTCATCATTGCAGCATAAAGGTCTAGCAGTCTAATCAAAACATCAGCCATCTCTTCTACAATTTCTTCAGACCCTTTATTTTTACGGATAGCTTCCAAAACTTCAGTAACTTCCGAATGTACAAGGGCAAGTTTATTACCAATTTTATCGTAATTAATTTCGCCTTCCCAAAATCCTTTTTCAATTGCAGTTTCATAAAGAATAGCTGCCAATGCATCCAGTCCATAATCTGTAACTAACCTTGTCTCAATCATATCTTATTCCTTATCTTTTAATTTAAACACAAATGATAGTGTTTCATCGTCATAATCAATTACTAACTCTTTATCTGTTATTGAGTTTTCTAAAAATACTAATGTTGGTACACGAACTTCTCCAACTGTTTCTAAAATTGATATTAAAACTTTATTAATATTTAATGAAGCAATAACTTCTTGGATATCTTCTGTCATTTTATTTCCTTTATCATTAATGTTCCATCATCTAATTTAGATAATGTTACTTTGCATTTCATTCCTTCACGCATTTTAGCTAAAGATATTTTGTACATTGTTGGGAAAACAATTGCTCTAGTCAATTCTTTTTCTTTATTGCTTAATACGATGTGGCTCATCATTTTCCCAGCCTTTGTTTTGTATGGATTAAAATTAACCACAATATACTCATCTTCTTCTAAATCATATTCTTTTCTATATAAATAATCTACAAATAAATCTGGTCCATTTGGATCCATTTCATTTACTTTAATGTATCTAGCAATACGATTATCTCCTACAAGAATAAAGTACATCTGATTTGTTTCAATTTGAGTATCTTCATGATGAAATAGCCCAATTGTTCCAGTCTCATCCACTAACTCTACTCTTGCCCAGCCCGTTCCTCGTTTAATACTTTTAACCATACCAAACATAACAAACGAACCAAGATCGTCAAAATCCTCAATAGGTCTAGCCTGAGCTTTAATTCTAGGAGGGATACCAGCTAAATTAAAAGTAGGTATGCCAAGATACTCATAGTAGTTATCCTTTTCATTTCCAGATCTAGGATTATCTTCAAATGCAGCACCACCAATTGAATTCAAAGCATCGATTGCTCTACTGTTGATTCCGCTTCCTTTTTTAGATGCCCTATCAATTAAATCAGCATAATTCTTAAATGGTCTTTGATCTAAAATCTTATTTGCAATGCTATCAGAAATAAACTTTACTTCCGCTAAACCAAACCTGATTCCATCTTCCTGTAATGAAAAGTATATATCCGATTCATTAATATGTGGAAGCATGATACGCAACCCTAGTCGCTTTGCTTCAATTAAATATTCTGTTCTCGCATCTTTATCATTTTCGTTCTTAAGAATTGAAAACATGAACTCAAGAGGATAATAGGACTTAAGCCAAGCAGTATAATAACTAAGCATAGAGTAAGCAACAGCATGGGAACGGTTAAAAGAATAACCAGCATGAGCTTCAAAGTCATGCCATAATTGCTCAGCCTTTTTCTCAGTAATGTGTTTTGAAGCCCCAGTAATAAACTGATCTTTGAATTGATCAAATTCTTTTGCATCTTTCTTCTTTCCAATAATTTTACGAACCTTGTCAGCTTCTGACCAAGACATTCCGCCCAAGTGCACACATGCTTGCATAACTTGTTCTTGATAAATAATTACACCGTATGTATTTTCAGTAAACTCTTTCATTAAAACATGGCTGTAGTCTACCGCCTCTTTGCCATGCTTGCGATTAATATATGCAGCACCTACTGTATTCATTGCACCTGGACGGACTAATGCATTAGATGCAACTAAATCTTCAAACTTATCGACACCCATTTTCATCAGCAAGTTTGTGTATGGGGTTGCTTCTGCTTGAAACACACCCTTGGTATATCCATCACTCAACATTTTATAAACTTTAGGGTCGTCTAAAGTTAATTCTGATAAATTAATATTCTTTTTAGTACGCTTCTTAATTGAATCAAGCGTGTCCGTAATGACTGATAGAGTTTTTAATCCTAGTGCATCTAGTTTGATAAGACCAATATCTGCAACCTGATCCATATCATATGCAACTACTGGGATACGTCCTGATACCTTATCCTGTGCATCTTCTCTAGATTCTACTGGAGCGTATTTTCTTAAATCATCCTTTGCAACAACTACACCTGCAGCATGCACTCCAACAGATCTAATTCTGCCACGAAGTCTATCTGCTAGCCAGACTACTTCTGGATACTTATTTCTAAACTCTTTAGTATTTGGTGAACTTAAAAAATCTTCAAAGGTATCTATTTGTTTAGTTGCACGATTAACTTCTTGAAGTGGAACCATAAATACACGTGCTGCATCTCTAATAACACCCTTATCTTTAAAATAAGTATATGTTGAAATAGAGGCAACGTGCTTAAATCTCTTCTTTAAATATTCTTTAACTTCTTTTCTGCGACGGTCTTCAAAGTCAGTATCAATATCTGGAAAGTCATTTCGTTCTGGGTTAATAAATCTAAAGAACAATAGATTATATTTAATTGGATCTACATCTGTAATGCCCAATGCATAACAAACTAAAGATCCAGCAGCCGAACCACGGCCTGGGCCAACTCGGATGCCTTCTGTTTTAGCCCAATTAATCATATCTCCAACAACAAGGAAATAGGAGGCAAAATTCTTTGAAGCAATAACGGAAAGCTCTTCCTCTAACCTAGCCATATAAATTGGGTCTGAAGCCTTCTGAAGGCTCTCTAAGCCCTTAACAGCCAGCTCCCTTAGTCTTTCATCGGCATCAGTTTTTGGGACTGGCAGAAGGTCTAGGTTTTGATTAAAGTCATATTCGCCAACTTTATTAGAAATCTCCATTGTATTCTCATAAATGTCTGTTCGATTAATTCCAGCTTTTTTAAAATCAACCTCAATTTGAGAACGACTTTGAATAAATAAATTCATATCTTGAAATGAAATTCTACGGTCAGGATAAAGATAGTTAAACCTATCTAACATATTCTTCATGTTTCTAGACATATCAAAGTCCATCTCTTTATCTGCTTTAGGGGATGTTGATAGAATAAGTAAAGCCTCTTCTAAAATTCTATCCTCTTCTTTAGCAAAGTGGGCATCCCCTGTTGCCACCGCCTTAATTTTTAATTCATCGGCTAGTTCTAATAACCTTAAATTTATTTCTTGTGGATTGTGAGATTGTACCTCAATGTAAAAATCTTCACCAAAAGTTTTCTTGAAATCTTTGAGAATAATTTTCGCTTCCGATAACTCTCCCTTTCCAATACATTTGCTAATAAGTCCGTTGAGGCATCCACTAAGTACAATAATACCTTCCGCATATTCTTTTAAAACCTCTCTATCAATACGTGGCTTATGATAAAAGCCTTCGTTCCATGCAAGTTCCTGTAAAATATTTATATTCTCTAAACCTTTTTTATTTTTAGCTAACAAAATAATATGGTTGTATGCTTGAGTTGATTTGTCTGTTTTAGATGATCTATCAAATCTGTCTGTTGGAGAAATGTATGCTTCAACACCTAGAATTGGTTTAATGCCCAATTCTTTAGCAGCAATTTGCATTTCACGATGAGATGATAATGTTCCGTGATCCGTAATAGCAATTGCTGTTTGCCCAGCATCTAGTGCTGCCTGACATAATTCTTTTGGAGAATTAAGTCCGTCCATCAAACTATAATAGCTATGAACGTGAAGGTGTGTAAAGCTCATTTATTTCCGCCATTTCTTTTCATGTACCCAAGGTGGGATTCGAACCCACGCTGTATAAATTTTAAGTCTATTGCCTCTGCCACTGGGCTACTTGGGCTAGTAGGGGAGCAGATTGCTCTGCTCCCCCATTCCAATTACCAGTCTAAGCTGCTGCTAGTTGCAGACGGCTCTTCTTGTCCGCCACCTTCTCCTGCAAAGAAGGCTTCCTGCTCTGTGTAAGGTAGGTCACGCACAGCAGTTGTTTCTAAATCATATAACTCTAAAGAAGAATAGTCAAATGCTGTTTCATCTTTAGCGAGTGGAATGATTGTATAACTTGTGTCTGTTTTTGTACCAGTACGTTTAATGCGCCACATTAGATTACTAATGCTGCCCATCTCTCCTGCATATTCAATTAGTGTAGGTGTGACAGTCTTTCCGCTGCTTCCCTGTGATAGAATTGCGACATAAGGATCTTCCTTGCCATCATCTACTAGAACATTAATGTAAAGTCGTGAACGACCCTTCCATCCAGCCTTATAGTCCTTACGATGTTGTTCGCAACCATAGCACTTACCCTGGTCATCCATAGAGCAGAGTGCTTTGCGTCGATAATCTTTTGGATTTGTATGCTCTACGGCAATAAAGCCTAGACCATTTTTTTCATTGTATGTTGGTGAATCTGGATCTAGCTCCTGAAGAAAACGAATCTTAACGCTTTCTGCATCTTCCAATTTGGCCCAACGTGCCTTTGTTCCTTCGCCACCTGAATGCTGTGGCTTGTCCATAACTTGATTTAGTCCTTTGAGTCCTTTAACGATACCCATATTTATATCCTCTTTTCATGTAGTTGATGGTATATATCCATCTGTATTACTATTATATCACGAGTTCCAAGATCTGTATTCTATATCGGATACAGAATTTTTTATGCAAGTCTTTATTTCTTCATCAGTCATATCGCCTGCATCTTTTGCATCATGTGGATATATCTTACCATAAGAATACGAAGCCCACAAGATATTTTTCATTCTGAGTTTATTAGCTATGCTTAAACCCAATTCTCTTCCTGCTAAATCTGCATCAGTCATAATAGTTATCTTATTAAAATATCTATTTAATAAATGATGTTGCTCTTTAGATAAAAACCCGCCCAAAGTTGCAACTACATTTGGAAATCCAGCCTGATGAATTCTTATTGCATCAAAGCTAGATTCGACAACAATAACATGGTCTCCAATTTTCTTTGCACGATGTACGTTAAATAAAGTTTTGCTCTTTGGAAGGTTAGTACTATTTTTAAATGACTTACCCTCTATTGATCTTCCAACAATTCCTATGGCCATACCATCTGGACTATGAACTGGAACTGTTACCATACCCATATTCTTTGAATAGCCTAGACCAAAATAGGTTGCTGCTTCTTGATAAATATTTCTAGATTTAAAATAATTTAATCCTTCTTCTGTAGATACTAATTCCGTGTGAAGCTTTTTTAATGTATCTATTGAAAATTCTTGAAAGATAGGCTTATCTTCCATTGCCTCATTAAGTAACTCATCAAAATTTTCTAAAGCTTCCGTTTCTTTTGCAGAAATAAATCTCATAGACTCAAAGTCATTTTTATGCATTACACGTTTTACTAATTCCAGTAATGTCCCAGCCTCACCGCATGAAGGATTAAAACAAATGAATGCACCCTTTTCACGACTTATACTAAAGCTAGAAGTATGTCTATTTGAATGGAATGGACAATAGCAAAGGAAATCGTTAGATGTTTCACCAACAATCTCTAAACCAATTGATTTAATTATTGACTTGATATGGTTGGGCGAATAATGCGTGGGATCAACTTCCCTTGTGTTATACCCTCTGATTGCCATGCCTTCTTCTTTCCCACGTATACTCCATAAAGTGTCATTAAGAACACCCATGTCTCACCATTAAATTCTATCGAAAAGTTAGTGTCTATGTCAAGTACTCTTGCATATCCTTTGCTACGCATATCATGCGTAAGCATACTTTCGTATTGATATCTAAGTCTTGGTATTCCTGAATCATCTGCAAATTCTACTTTGATAGGAAACCTTTTAATTGGCTTATGATTCATTCTTTGCTAAAGGATTTTCATAAATTTCTTTAACGATACCACGGTTGATATCCCAGTCTAGGAATACATTAAAGTTATTTCCAAAACGATTCTTGCGGCTCACAACTTCAATCATGTTAGTATCTGTGTATCTATGAATAGCAATAGCCATATCAGCATCGTATTCAATTGCCTTAGACCATGCAACCTGATTTAACATAGGTGGATTATCTTGATCTGTAATATCGTCAGCAGTTGCTGCAGTAATATCAATAATTGGAATATTATTTGATAATGCCAGCATTTTAAATTCACGAGATACATTCATGTTTCGTTCAGTTGCACCAGTGCTTCTTTTATTATCTGAAAATAGCTGATGATAATCAAGGATAACTAGGTCGGGTTTATGCTGATCAATTTTTCCTTGTACTGTTGCAGGTGTTACATCTCCTGCACCCTCATTTGAAATAAGAACAAAGCCATTCTTGTTATTAAATCTTTTATTACTCCATGAACGGAAGTCATCAATATTAACATCACCCTTTGAAAAATCAGAAGCCTTAAACAAACCAGAGCCTAGCATTGTATAAATACGATTACGCATATCTTCTGGAGACATTTCAAGAGAAATGATCATGGGCTTAAAGCCTTGCTCCCAAGCTTTGCAGGCAAGGTAGGATGTAAACCATGTCTTACCACGTCCTGGCCAGCCAATAGCCACGATAAGGTGTCCTGGAGCCATTCCTGTTGGGTATGCCTTATCAATAGCATCAAAGCCTGTAAGAATTCCTGGGCTACCTCCCATTTCAGCAGAACGTGCTTGAACATTTTGAAAGTGTCTAATTGCACTTTCAGCATCAGTAATATCTAAGTCACGCACATTGTTAGTAAATCTATTAAGTGTTGCTAGTTGACTTTGCATTTCTGCAAGCACTCTGGAAGCAGCATCTTCTTTTAACATAGATCCGCTTTTGATAAGTATATTCTTTAGGCGATTAGATATAAACTCATTGCGTAACTTATCTAAATAATAACCAGTCTCACCCTTTACTTCTACTGGCTCAAAGTCTTTAAACTTTTCAATTAAAATTCCTGGTTCTGGAACTGCCTTAAACTTATAGTAATAATTCTTAAGCCCCTCCCAAATATCTCTATGTGAAGTAAATAACTCATCCACATTGTCTGCTAGCAATGTACTGATGTCTTTATTCTTACATACTGCAGAGATTAATATTGCTTCTGTATTCATTACATTCCGCCTTCTTCAACCATCTTTTTCGTTTCTTGTAATAATAAACGACGACTTACTTTATCTTTTTCAATCTCTTTATGCATCTGATCCATCTTATCAAAATTATAATAAAAGAACTGTAGTGGGTGTCCACTCTTATTTATCTTAAAGTAATAAGTTAAAAGATCTTTAGCCCTTTCAAATCCTACACTATCAATAACATCTTGCATAGCCCACTTTTCACGAAACTTATTCATGGTTGGAACTCTATTATACTTTTCTTTATAAAGTAATTGATATAATCCAATTAGAACGTACGGCTCTTTCTCACTTGTCACGCTTTAACTCTTCTTCTACCTCACGAGTTTTATCAATTAGCTTGTTTTCAACAAACTTATAAACTCTTTCCGTGGCGGTATCAACCGTCTCACCCTGTCGAACAGAATCTTCAATTCCAATTCCAATCTTAATACTCTCATAATTACCAAGGTTACGTGTGAACGATAAGTCTATCTTAACTTTTGTGGGTTCCATTACTCCGCCTTCCATACTGGGACAAACTTGCCCTCTTCTGTTTTAGTATACAATATAATGTTGTGTTTGAGAAGAGCTAATAATTCCGTTTTTGACGGAAGCTCTAATGAATGTCCAGCATCTAAAATAAATTGATGAAGATCTAATATGTCTTTTTGATTAAACATATATTTGCACCATTTAGAATCTGGATTACTAATTGGATAAACTCTTTGAGGGCTTTTAATTTTGCCCTCTAAAATATAATCTTCAATAGTAACCTTATGCTTATTTAACATTAGTGCTACCTGAGTGGTAGTAAAAGCATTTTCCATATACTTATTTACTTGAGAATAAGCATACAATACTCTTTTCCTATCAGGATAGCACCATGCTATTAATTCATCCTTTGATCGAGATGCTTTAAGAACCTTATGGATCTTATCGTTTAAGAAGAAATAGATGAATTTTTTTTGAACAGTACGTCTTTTGCGTCCAGCCATTTTCCTAAAGCACTCGTTTCTTTATTGATCATCCATCGTTTTCCGCACATTACGCAAAACAATTCCATATGTAGCTTTTGAGAAAATACTCTATCTACAAATACTCTGCCGTTACATTTTTTGCACCACATTATAAAGTAAACAGCTTTCCATCTACAACACATGTATAGTCAGGAGATACATGGATCATTTGAATATGAGGATAATCATTTACAATATGTGCAATTGCAAATCCCTTTTGCCAATCATGGTGCTGCATGTATTTCATTCCTGGACCCTTTTCATCACACATGTGACCAAGTTCATACCCACGAAGAGTTTCTCCTTCGCCATTGTTTCTTAATTCATATGTAACCAAATGTGAAGCAATTCTATGTGAATGTCCTCTAATTAAAGATACCTGTAGGTCTTCCATGTCTTTTCTTACCGACCCAGTTGCTGCAATTGAAAGTCCATGGTGTACGTGAATATCTCCAAAGCGGCGTTTTGGCAATTCATTATAATGAATATACTCATAGCCCAATGAATCAAGTCCCCAAAGTGCTTCTGGTGTTACTTCATTAATATAATCAGGTAACTTTGCATCCACATAATTAAAAATTCTAACATCGTGATTTCCTAATGCTGAAAATAATTGTGCATCTGGAAGCATCTCACGAGTTTTAGTATAAAAATCTCTTGCACCCTTTGCTTCATGTCGCATCATGGGAACAATAAGATCTCGACTATCTGTTTTATGTAAATTTAAAAACTCTGCTGAGCGACCTTCTGTATATTTACTATAGCAAGCTTGATCGTCTGTATCGCCCAAATAATCTACAACATCTGGTTTAAACCATTTCATTACCTTAAACCAAAGAGCAATCATTTTATCATCTTGATAAGGGAATTGCTGGTCGGATGATAGCATCCACTTTAAATCATTACTCATTTATCTACCTCTATATGAAAAAAGTCACGAGTGCGTGACTTTGATGTTACACCTTAAGTGTAACATATTAATTTATACTGTCAATGCTACGCAGTTACAATTCTTGCGTAATGTGCTATCCAGGAAACATATATCTTTTTAGATCCTGTGTAACCTGTTGCTTTAATTTGAATCTGTGGAGACTTACTAACATTAATAACTTGTACAGAAACATCAACTGTTTTAGATATACCAGATCTAACGCATGCTACAACATCTGGAATTTCATTTTCTGCATAAACGGTACCAAAATTAATATCCTGTGTATATATTGTACCTGCAGTTACATCAACACTAAATGTTCCGCCTGTAACAATTGGAATTCTTGTTGTTTGAGTTCCATCTCCACTATTAATTTGTGTTTGAAGTCTATTTGTAATGCTTCTAATTTCAGTAATCTGTGTTTGCAGATCATTTAATTTAATTGGATCTACTGGTTCACCGTCTTGAAATGTAACTGCCATTATAAATTATCTCCTATGTTGTGCATATTAGTTTCAATATCACTAACCTCTATAATCTTTGATCGATCAAGACCAAATTTATTAAAGATATCTGGATCAGATATATGCCTTCTTTTATTTTGTGATATTAAATACATTTTACCATCTGCTATATTTTTTATCAAGGTTCCATCTCTAAAACCTAGTTTGCCTACAAGCTTAGTTGTAGATAAAGCAGATTCTGTAGCATTAACGGTTGGAAATGACCAACTATCTGCTGCTCTATCTGAGATCAACTTATATCGCTTACCATCTTTAATCCAATATACGGCTTTTTCAGTTTTAACTGCTAAGCCAGATGGAAAATTAGTCGGCGATGTTACTGATTGAATCGGAGTATTCTTGAACCGCTTTATCACGAGTGTCCTTTTCCTCAGTTAGTTGTGTTAATTCAGCACGAAGTATAGCTACCTGTGTCTCATAATTTGAGACAATTTCACCAATACGTTGCTGTAATGCAGTAATAATTAATTCTGCTTTTTCCATGCTTTAAACCGTTTCTATTAAGCTAGTACTGATTTTTCAGATACTAGTGCTGCTCTTTTATCATTTAGATTTTCAAGCTTTTCATCTAGTGATGCAATAAGATCTGTATCTACTAATGATACAGCTTCGGCTTCAATTTTGTCAAGCTGTGCTCCGTATATAGAGTAGTCTAACCCTCTGATATGCTGATCGATAATAGCAATCTTTTCTTCATTTGTTAATATTGATGTCATTTTGTTCCTCCTTTCATATTATAGCATTTATGTGTTTAATTTGTCTATTTCTTGTTCTAAAAAAGATATTCTTAAATTCATATCTTCAAAATTTACTTGCCCATTTGCAAGAGATTTTAAATGTAATTCAATTTTATCTTTTATTATATTTATTTTTTCTTCATTATTTAATTCATTTAACATATTTCTCCTTAACTCATATATGTAGTCAATGATGCTACAGATGAATCTCCATTTGCATTATGAGCATAAACATAAATTGAATAATTTCCTGCTCCCGCCCAGGTTCCGTCATAACCTGGTCTCCAACTTGTTGTTGCTACATAAGATCCATAGGTTGAATAGTTAACTGTACCACTTGGATTATAAACTGTAAATGCATAACCTGTTGCTCCAGTTGAACTCCAGCTAAAGGTTCCTCCTACTGCTAAAGAGTTATTTCCACTAACTGTTGGTGTTGATGGTGCAGATCCTCCACCGCCACCAGTATTGGTAATTGGACCTAATTCTGTTCCCGCTACAACTGATGATGTACCAGCTGAATTTGTTGCACTTGCAAATGCTCTATAATATTTTCTATTATTTGCATCATTATAATCAGATAAAGGAATTGTATAAGTTGAGCTTGTTGCATTTAATGGACCCGCAACAAGAGTTTCAGATGTTGCAACAAATTGAGTTCCACGATATAAATATAGAGCATAACTTGTAGGTGTGTTATTCCATGTACCTACAGTAAATGTAAATGAACTACCTACATTAAGCCCTCCAGTAAGTGTAGGTGCTGTAGCATTTGTTGGTATTGAAACTGTTACTGGAGCAGCTAAAGTGATTGCAGTTCTAGCATCATCAACACCGTCATTTGTTGTAAGTGATGTTGAGGCTGTTGAAATCATTGTGCTTGAATTTGTTCCAGACCAAGTATTAATGGCAACTCCGTTATTATATAAAACTGTGTCAGAGGCACTATTATTCATAGTATTTTGAATAATATAGACTTCCGCTGCTGTTGAGCCAAATGTAAAATTAATTTCGTATTCTATTTTTTGATTAACATCACTTAATAATGCTCCTAAATATCTAATTGAATATGTAGTTGCAGTAGCATTAGTAAATAAAGATGTTTGTCTTAAATCAGCTTCATATATGTTTAAATATCTTCCAGTAGTTGGAATTGAAATTGCACTAGATGGATCACTATTTAATCCTATAAAACCATTGGTTGATACATATGCAATTGTTGATCCGCTAGTTACAGTAAAGCCTAATGGAATAATTCTTTTAGTTCCCGCTGCCTTTGGTCCTGTAGCAGTAGAATGAGTTGTTAAATTTGCATTACCAGATTGCCCCATACTATTTGCTGGGGTTAAAGTTAAATAATATGTTGTAGATGAAGATAATCCAGTATTGATAACTATTGGATTTGCCGTTTGTCCAGTTGCGGAAGCAATAACTGTTCCAAAATAAGATCCAGACCTTAAATCATAAGAATATGTATTGTAATCGGCTCCACCTGTTGTAAAAGGAATAGATAAACTTGTTGCTGTTGTTGTTGCTGTTCCAGCAGTAATTGTTGACAAAACATACTGATTAGCGCTTGATATCATCTTAGTCCAACCATCATCCAATGAACCTGAAGTAGTTCCTGCAGAATTATTTGTTGTATTAATAGCTTGTGCAGATATCATTAATGAATCTGGAATCCTATATTGTTTACCAGCTTGTCTAGAAGGCCACGGAACAATAGATAAAGATCCTTGAGTTCCATCAAAGTTTAATCTATATGTATATGCATTAGCAGTATCTCCTTCATCTACTGTATCTGTTGGTATCGTATATGATGGTAAACCATTTATACCATTTAACCATTGTGATCCAGTTAAATACATTCCTGGCATTGATGAATTTGGTAGGCTTCCACCTCTTCTGATAATAGATACATCTGCATAAGAATTTGCTGTATTAAATTTAACTTGATAATCCATAGCTACCTGAGTGGTCAATTGTGGAGAAGTATATCCATAACTTCTAAACTGCAAAACATAATTAGATGAATCAGACCAATATTTTAATCCAACAACATCTCCAGTTGGTTGTCCCTGAACTAAATCTGTTGGATATATTCCTAAAACTTTACCATTAGTAGATTGGATAACAGTAGTGCTGTTACCTTGATCAAAAGAAATATAGCCGTTTGTTCCAACATACATTGTATTTCCAAATGAAAATGAGTATGCAGTTGGTGCAGTTATTGTTATATTAGATCTAGTTAAAACTTTACTATAAGATCCTCCATATGATCCAGTATTTGTAACTGTTAAAACAAAATTATATGTTCCAGGAGCTATATATCCAGATGTTTGTGTAGATGCACTACTAGTAACATTTAATGATCCAGTTGCAGTTCCAGTCCATGATATAACTGCGGTGTATGTTGGATCATATGCAATAAAATCTGATACGTATGTAAATTTATTTTGTCCAGCAGTTACAGTAAATGTATTAATAATAGGTTCTTTATAATTAACTAAAATATTTGATCCAGATATTCCGCCAGCAGTAGATGTAATTGGACTAGAACCTGAAGCATTAGCAGAATTAAGTCCATATCCAGCTACAGATTCTCCATTTGCATTTGATGCCCAAACAACTACATTTATAGCATAAACTGTAGTTGAAGTTGGGGCAAGATTTACTGCGTCATATGAGGCAGTTGTTGCACCAGTAATTAAATTCCATGAATACCCAGAAGAGTTAGCAATTAAGACATACCATTGATATCTATATGAGGTTGGAGTACCTGTCCATGTTCCAGTATTTGTAACTGTATGAACATAGCTTGATGCAGTTCTTGTAACTACTACTGTTCCCGCCGTTCCAACTGGAACTGCCCCTATAACTTTATTGAAACAAGAGTATCCTGTTTTTCTTCCAAATCCTTCTCCTGGTCCAGTAATTGTAGATGAATCCCATTTAAATGAAGCAAAGTCATTATCGCTACCGCTATTAAATACTTCTTGATTACAATATATATAATTTCCTATATCTGCTGTTTGAACTGTATATGTAAGTCCAGCTCCAATATATGTTGCTCCAGTAGTATCATTATAATATCCGCCTGCTGATCTACTATCAGAAATAGAAGCTGGAAGCGTAGATTTACGGTACCATTTTGTTAATGTTCTAGAAGATTCAATACTTTTATCTGAAGCAGTATCCCAAGTATTAGAGTAAGTTAAAACTTCCCCTACGCTTGGAGTAATAGTAAGAGCTGAACCTCTAGATCCTACTTGAATATCTGGATAACCAGTCACTAAAAGATCTGGTAAATTTTTTGCTACATATATTCTTCCATCAAATGAATCACCGCTTTCAACTTCTCCAAAATATGTAGGACTTGATACTGCAGTGCCTCTTATTCTAAAACTTAAATATTTTTTATCTAACCCTGAAGTTATAGCTAATTCCTGTGATGGAGATACAAAAGTTCCAGTACTTGATTGTCCTTCTCCAGTTGTATCTGCAGCAGATTGGACTCCATAGTATTTCCAAAAGTAAGTAAATGAAAGTGTGCCCCACCCATTAGCATCCCAGTCTAAAGTGCTAAATCTTCCAAATACTGATGTGCCAATTCTACGAACATTGGCTGAAGTTAAATGAGTAGATCCGCTAACCGTAGATACAATATATGGGTAGTCATTTGCAAAAGGACCTGATGTAGGCCAAATTCTTGTCCATCCGCTTAGAAGCTTCATCCAAATAGATTTAGGTTGTACCCAACCAGTATTTTTTTTAACATAGGCTTTTGTTGCAGTAGACCACCCACTTGCACTAGTTTTTACTTTAATAAAATTAGCCATATTTTAACCTATTTGAAAATAGATACTTCCTTCTTTGCCCATTGTAGAACTTGGAGTTGCTGTCCCTGCTGAAATCATTCTAACCGCCTGTGTAAGGTAATCAAACCCATTAAGAAGTTCTACATATCCCCGCATTCTTGTCCATGTAGCATTTATTTCCATGACTCCACCTGAAGGAGAATTTGACATTGCTATTTTAGCAGGATATGCAGTTGCTCCAGATGTAGTAACAGTTGGAGCAGACATTGTTAAACTTGGAAATGCATTAGTAAAAGTAGTTCCATCTGGGGATGGATCACTACTATTTAATGTAAGTCCAAAACCTACAGATATTCTACCATCACCAGTTGTTGCATCTGATGCTATTCCTTTAAACAAAATAGCATCTTTAGATAAAGTGCTATCAATTACAATTTTTCTTTCGGAAGCAGAAGAGCTAGTTTGAATTATTCCACCACTTATTGTTGTACCTGTTATACTTCCGCCAGTTATTGCTCCAGTTGTTCCATTAATTACTAATGATCCAGTACTTGACGATAGTTGACCAGAAGTTAAAGTAAATCCTGAAGTTAAATTTCCGCTAGTATCATATGTTCCAAATCCACCAGACTCTGCTTTTATTGTTCCTCTGATTGTTGCACTATTTGCAACTATTGCTCCAGCATGTGTAACTGTAAATGGTGCAGCTGCTATTTGCAATGAAGTACTTGTACCAGATGTTGCTGCTGCTCCAGCCCAAAAAGCATAAGTATCACTTGCGGACATTCCAGTTGTTGATGATGCAGCAGCTGGAGAAACTGTAATTCTTGCATTTGAAGTAGATGACTCTAGCTTAACGCTTCCACCACCTGCAGCATTTTCTATTGTGTTTGTTTTAACTGTCCATCCTTGTCCTGATGAACCAAGTCTGGCTGCTTCTGTGGCAAATGTTATACCGCCAGCGGCAGCAGTTGAAATAATTTGTGTTGTAAGCAGTGGTGTTGCACTGTTATCATATGCAAATATTCCAGATGTATTCATTACAACTCTATTACCAGATGTTGCCGATGATCCAGAATAAATTGTTCCAGTTACTCCAAGATTTCCAGTTATCGATGATGTCCCAGTAATTGTAACTGAAGATGTTATACTTACATTGGTTCCATCAGAAGTAATTCCAGTTCCTGAACCACCTGCTCTAAAAAGACCACTAGAATACCAATAGTTATTAGCATTAATATAAATACCATCATTTGTTGATTGAACAGCTTTACCAATTTTCATTGTTCCACTATTTACTGTTAATGCTCCTTTAAGATCTCCGCTGTCTGCATTTATAACTCCATTAACAGTTAGAACGCCTCCAGTAGTAAATGATAGTTTATCTTTTAATGAGAATTGCCCAGCTGAATCCAAATAAAATCCAGTATTAGCATTATTAAATACAGCACCAGTACCGCTATATATAATTCCACCAGTTCCAACTTGAAATGATTTACTTACAAATAAACTTGTTCCATTTATTTCATTTCCAGTAATTGTTCCTGCTTGAATAACATTTGCACGAATTGCATTTGCTGCAATGTCTCCGTTATCAATTGCAGACGGTGCACCAGAACCCTGTGATCCAGCTGTTGCAGATCCATCTACATCTTTAGCAATTAGTTTTACATAGTAAGTTGTTCCATATGTTAATGCAGTTCCGCCAATTGTTTTTATAATAGCAAAAGTTCCAGTGACTTCAAGTATTTTTGTAGACAATGACGGAGTAAATCCACTTGTTGTAGAGGCATGCACTTCATATGTTACTGTGTCAGCATTTGTTACACCAGTCCATCTTACTTCAAGTGCTCCATAGAGTGGTGTTACGGTTGGAGTTGGCGATGAAGATGGCGCTAATCCATCACTTAATCCTCCAGCAGTATTTGTAGTAAAATTAGAACTTGATGCAGATGAAGCAAATATGCCAAATTCGTCTTGCGAATAAACTAAAACTTTATATACAGTTGATGCCGATAATCCACTAAAAGATATATTAGTGCTAAATGAATATTGAGTTTGCTGTAATGTATTAGTGCCTGCTGGGTCTTTATACAACTCAACCTTGTATTTTGTAATTAAGGTTGGGCTTGATGCTGGAGCTGTCCATGAAGCCAAAATTCCAACTCCGCTATTTAATGCAGATACTGTAACAGATGTTGCTACTCCAGGAACTGATACAGCAGTAGTAGAATTAATATCTGTACTATATGCCGAATAATTAGAAAAAGAATCTCCTCCAGAAACTGCAATATTATATTGAGTATTTGGTAACAATCCTTTAATTGTATAAGAATTTGATCCAGATACAACTGGAAGATTATAGTATGTATAAATAGATTCAATTGATTTTTTATATCTTACATATACAGCTTTGGTATCTGCATCTGTTACTGTTATTGTTAATGGAATAGAATTATAAGTTGTTGTGCCTGCTGAAACAGATGGAACTCCTGGTGGTGTAGTATCTGTAATATCAGCAGATTTTGGAGTAACTGTTGCAACATTAGAATATAATGGAGACTGATCTGGATTTTTAGGATATCCGCCTACATTATCATAAACTAATGCTCTTACCCATCTTTGAGCAATACTAGTTCCAGTTGATATTGTTGTTGGATTTGTAGACCCAAAAGATACTCTGCTGAATCCAGATGTTGAACTAGTTAAAGATTCTTCTATGCTTATGTTATTAAAAACTAATTTTGCTTGATCTGTTAATTGATCAGTGTAGGCAACTTTATATCCTCCAACTAATTGTGTCAATGTTATAGTCGGAGCTGTTAATGGAGAAGTGTATCCAAGAGAAGTAAAACTGGAATGCAGACTTTCTATACCAAATATATCAACTGACCAAACTTCTCCAGAATATGAAAGAGAAGTTTGTGGACCAAAAAATGTATTTCCATCACTTGCGCTTAAAGAAAATTTTTGAGATGTAGTAGGCTGAACTGCAAAATCTATTATTTTTTCAACATTTGTAGACGAAACTAATTTAATTTTATGATAAGATAAAAATTCATTCCCAGAAGCAGAAGGGCTTTGATCAAATGTTACAACAAAAGAATCTCCATCCCACGCTCTTGTTACATTTGTAGGTTGATTTGGACCAGAACCAATTAATTGAATTGATTGAATTTCGCTATCAGCAGAAGATTTGCCTAAAGTAGAGTATGCAACTAACTTAACATTATAAGTTAACTTGGGTGTTCCTGGAATTAATATTGATCCTGCTTTTTTTAATATTCCTGCAGATGCCCATGTTGAATCAGAAGATTTTTTATAAAGAACATCTATATAATCTAAATTAGCAGCATACGGAGTACTTGTATTATCCGTACCTTGCCAATTAACTTTTATTTTTCCTTGATAAATTGTTAAATCAGAACTAACAAATTTTGGCGGATTTAATGTTTCAAAAGGTAGGGGTATTCTAATTGGTGTTGAATATGGACTGATACCATTTCCATCTGGCCCTTTTGTTATATCTTTGTAAAGCCAAGCAAGTTGTATATCTAAATACAATTCAGTAGTAACTGATGGATCTAAATCAAGTATTGTTACATTATAATAATTGTTATCAATTGGATCTGGCTTAGCGGTATCTTGAAGATCTCCTGGTTTTGCTACCATATTAGAAACTCAAATCTAATCTATATTGTACTTTAACCTGCCTTCCAGCTAATTTAACTAATTCGCTGGAAAGAACTGATCTACTAATAAGACCAAAATTAGGGTCGAATGTATCCTCATCATTTATTCTGAGTGCATCCATATATACTGTTGATTCCGCTGATAATGGGTTAATGATAATTCCAATTGCATTTATTTGAGATAAGTCTGGAGATCCAATTGGATCACTAAGCATTGCTGATAAATTTATACTATGAATTTTATTACCAGTGCCAGCTGTTGGTGAAAATGTAGCATAATAATATGCAGTATCTGAGCTATAAAATCTAACTGTAATTGCTTCTAGATTAGAGTCTGCTTTATAATAAGATAAAGATAAAGTATCGTTAATGCTATATCCAGACATATCTATGGTTGAGGTAGATGTTTTATACTCTCTATTTGATGTTCCATTTGATTTCATTGTTAATACTGTATTTCCAACTCTTGAATAGTCAGAGGTTAATATAACTGGATTTGGAGACCAGTCTAATTGATTATCAAAGTAGGTTATAAATTTGCTATCGAAGTCATTTTTAGATGCTCTGGTATTTGGGTATAATCCAATTTCACTAATTCTTCCAGATATGTCCTGAGGAATTGTAGTGGTATATATTACTGTATAAGAATAAATAGGATTTCCTAGTCCATCCGTTCCACTTTGTTGAATATCAATGCTTCCAAATTCTACTGGAAGACGATAAAATTCAAAATCTAATCTAGTGCTTTGATTGGTTGGCGTTGTTCCACCACTAATATTTTGTCCACCTACACCAATTGCAATATCTTTATTATTAAAATTAACATTTCCTGCCAAAAAATTAGCTATAAATCTTTTACCAAATTGGGTGATGATATTTTTGGAACGACAAATTTCTTTATCTCCGTCATAGAATACATATGTACCCTTTATCATGCTGTCCCCTGGCTTCTAATTGCATCAAACCCTGTATCTGATAGGATATCTCCGCTATTATTTTTTATTTTAATAACAATTTTAACTCTGGTCTTTCCTGCTAAAGTATATAAAGTTTTGGTAATTGATGCTATGTCATCTGGCTGTGGTCTATCTTTTAAAACTGGATCTCCTGGATCACCAACATTTCCAATATCATATGGATTGTATGAAAATGCTCCATTTAAATTCTTTTTTGGCGTTGAAGATCTTATAAATTTAGGATCAATATCATAAGCATCTTCTGAAGTATCCCCTAAAACTAAGGGGGCACCATAAGTTATGCTTAAATCACTAACTCTATTTGGATCGTTTACCATTTTATCATTATACCATTTACTATGCTAAAGATCGACATGTAATTGAGGTCTCCAATCCTTCTGAATAATTATGCCTAATTGATGTTATTATAAACTTTTCGGTACCCGCCGTCAGCCCTTGGTACGGATAAACAATATTAATTATATCTCCAACGGAAATCAATGGATTGCCAAATACATTTAAATCAATTATACGTCCTTTATTTAATGCAGTTCCTTTAATCCAGTTAGCAAGTGATTTAGCATCTTCTTCTGTTTGAATCCAATTAGTTGTAAAGGTTATTGGCTCTTTAGATTTAGAGTCTACTACATCTTCTGTAGAGTATTCTAAGTCTCCAGATTTACTTATAGTGTTTCCAAAAGCATAGTAACTTGAATATTGAGAGTCATCTAATGCCACATAAGCAGAAGAATTATTTAAAACGTATGCCTCTCCGCCAAATGGTGAAAGCTTTGACCCCAATACTTTAACATACTGATTATCTCCAACTGAGAATTTAATTGGCTTAGCTGGTCTGCTATCAAACTTTACCTTCGTCTTTCTTATTTCTCTGGCCACAGTTCCAAATTCTTCTACTGAGCCAGCCTTTAAAGTAAGTTGATCATTTGTTAAATTTTGATTATATAACATATCTCCGTATAAAAATGAAAGGGTGTCATTTGAAAATTGTCCTTGGTAAACATTTAATTTACTAGATGTACTTGTTATATATTGATTTTCAGTTATTGTCATTGCATATACATAATCAAAATAACTTGAGCCAGCGCCTGATCCCAATGCTACCGTTTTAGTAATTGGAATAAGAGGATTACCTTTAGTATTAGAAGTTGAAGGAAATGCAAAAGTATCTACGGCGGTTATTTTAAATCCATTTATATAAGCAACTATTTTTACTTCTGATCCAGATACCTTTACCTTTGCATCTATTGCATAAGCTCTTCCGCCATAAACTCCATTTAAAGAATTTAATACTGTAGTTTGGCTATTTTTAATTTCAGTCATATCTGAACCAGATACTCTAACAATTCTTACTTCTCTTTTATTAGCTTTGGCAGCAGATGCAGTTGTGTCAATTAAAATATAATAACCAGTATTTCCTTTATCTGAAATAAAAAATCCAAAACCAGCTGCTTGAACTGGGTTAGTTATAATTTCATCCATATATAAAGTTGTTCCAAATGAATACCATTGAGTTGAAGCATACGATGGCTGTTGAACGGTTACACCATTTGGTCCAGCAATTGGAACAGATGTTTGTCCAACTAATGATATATTTGCAAAATCTTTATAGGCCAAAGAGTATGTGTATTTTGTTTTGCTAGAATTACTTAATTTTAAAAATGATTTACCAACTGATAAATCTTGAATTCCAACTACAGAATTATTAGCCAATGAAGCAGTTTTAGATGCAATTGGTAAAGTATATTCTACTGTAATTGATGATCCATATTTATCTACTGATGATATTGTTCTATGTGCTGTTAATGTAATTAAATAAGTTCCGCCAGCTGTTAATGAACTTATTGTAATTGGAGTGCTAGCAGATTGAATTTCTGTATATGTTGGAGTTACTGAATTAGATCCAACTCTAATTAATCCATAAGAAACTACATAATTTGTAGGAGCAATAGACATATTATAAATATTAGGTTCAATTGAAATTGAATTAAAAGTTGGTTGAGATATTACTGGATTATATATAAAATCTAATCCTGGATAAGTTCCGCTTTGAATTATGTCTGGTGGATACATTAATACCAACTCACATCGTTTTGCTGCCAGCTAGATAATACATCGTTTGGAGCTTTACTATGAGGTGCTGGAGTAGTTCCAAACATTCCTCTGCCTTTAATTCTATATCTGCCCGTAGGTTGAAAATATGCAGATGTTGGATCAGTTAAATTTCTATATCCAGGCTTAGATAAATACCTATACTTATTTACATCTGATGGAGATGTTATCCAAACATTATATTTTATATTAGATGTGTTTGGATTTCCGCCTACTAATATTGGTTCGTAAGAATATTCCATTGCATCAAACTCAATTACTTCAGAATCAATTAACAAAAATCCATTATAACTATACAATGCAGTTACATTAGCATAATAATCAACTACACTTGGGTTTAAAACAATTTCCATACTAGTATTAGTTATTGTTGCAGCTAGCGCACCTGCACCAAGGTAGGTGGTATCTGATTTCCATAATGGACTTGCAGTGCCATAATATTCAGAACTTACTGGAGCATTCCAAATTACAGTTACATAGTTACCAGAGGGTATTTCTCTTTGATTTAATGAAATTATATTTGAAAGGTCTGAGCCATCTGTTTCAGATCTAAATGTCCATACAGAATTTTGAGAATACATTTTTTCTCTACTATAAAATTGAAGAATATTATTTTCATCAAAAAATGCGTTCATTTGAATATCTTGACATAATTCTTGTAAACACTGCCATACAGTTTTTGTATCATCTGTCCACCAGTATTTAATAAATGGTACTGATGCATCTTCGGTATTTAAATTAAAATTATAATTAGAAAATCCAACTGCATCTAAAAGTCTTCTTATTACTGCGGTAGCTAAATAGTTATCACATAATATTTCTGGGGCAAAGGTCTCCTGTAAATATTTAGCGCCATCTAGTCCACTTATATTTACTTCATCAAATTCTCCAAGTACCCAAGAACTCATATAAAAATTTCCTTGAGGCAAAGAATATGTTGATGCTCCGACAACATTAAAATATGTTTTTATTTCAGCATTTTTAAATAGATATAAAGCATTTTGATCTATTGCATCTGATCTATTATATTCTTTTATTGTCTTAGATGTATAATTATATTTTGCAATATCCATGGATAATGAATTTGATGTTATGCTTCCAACTGGAATAATTGATTCTGCATCTGCACTAGATTCTTTTACAATATCTATTGTTACTATGTCTGAAGTAATATCTTTTACCCATCTAGGAGAAACTTCTATTACTCCTAATACTTTTCCTCCGCCTGGATTTACTGCAGTAACAGCAAGCTGTCTTATGAGGCTTTGAGAAGTGTATGTAGCAGGCTCTGTAGTAGACCATGTTGATCCATTATAATATATTACTGCCTCACCATTTGAATTTAATACGCTATCTGTAACTGTAAATACTGTTGTTCCAGTAGATGTCTTGCCAGTTATTGTGCAAGATGTGGGGGTGGAATGAAATGTTTCAAATCTAACAATAACTTTATTAGTATAAATATCTTTTGAATAAACTATATTGATTGAAGCATTAGTATTTTTAGGAGTTATCCAATATTTATAAACAGAATCTTCTCCAGGCAAATAAACTCTTGGCTGGTTGGTTGGATAATTTAATGCTCTAATTGATGAAAAAGATTGGCTAGGAGTATCTGTATTTCCAGTAGTATATACTAAATATTTAATTCCAGGCTTAATTGGTCTAAATGGTTTAAGCACAGATTTTACTGGAAATGATTTTGAATAAGCATTTACACCATTGATAACTGGATAAGAAATTCCTGGAGTTGTTATTACAATATCATCTACCATTGAATTTAGATTATATTCAATAGTCGCAGAGGTATTCATTGATATATTATAATTAGATTTAAGAAGTGATTGAAGCGTGGTATCTGTTGAAATCATATTAAACCTCTACCATTGTTAAAGACACATTCCAGTGTGGTTGCTCTCCTCTTTTTACCACAGTAAAAGAGCAGTTGCTAAACATCACATTGTATTCTTCATAGCCAGAAGATTCCTGGCTTGTTCCATTCTTTGCAAAGTTTATTCTAATCTTAAATGCGGTGCGGCCTTCTGTGCTATTATAAAATGATCTTAAATCTTCTGCTCCCCAGGCTCCGTCTACCGTGTATGTCCTATATGATGGTATTAAAGTCCATGACAAATCAAAAGATTTTTTGTCCGCTACAAAATACTTTCTTAATGTTCCATTAGCCATTCTTTGAGACTTTTCAATTCTTTCATTACTTAAATTAAATTCAGATCTATTGTGCTCTGTAACCTTATTCCAAATTAATGTGGTGCCAGCCGTGGGAGTTGCTAAAAGATCTTTTGCTTCTATAAGGAGAATGGATCCTTTAGGTAATGTTAATGCCATTATTGTCCACCCCCAAAGGTTCTCTGTACGCCGTTACGTGAATCACGTAATCTCATTTCTCTTGATATTGCTTGTGCTACATCATTTGGATTTAAATCAGAACCATTAAGAGTAACATTTATATTATACAAAGAATTGCTTGATGTTGCAAGACCGCCAGTTTCAAATTTCATTCTTGAATTAGATGATCCTGGCACATCAAATCTTGCTGCTAATCCACCTTGAGCCATTCTATTAATTCTATCTAGCATTGGAATACCAGCTGCCTGAACAGATTTAGCATTTATAACATATTCACCATTTGAAAGCATTGCTGGAATTGAATCTGATGTTCCATTTCCTGCTCCAAATACTGCACCACCTGAAGCCATTTTAACTCTTGCACCTAATTTTTTATTTTTTGAATCATAATAATATGTTCCGCCAACATCATCTACTGCATAATCTTTCCCTCCAAAGGAGAATAGTCTATAGTTGGTATCTAGTCCAGCTGGCTGGAATCTACTACGTGATTCAACTGCAGCATTTTTTGAAGCGGCTGCTAGATTTTTACCAGATATAACTGGAATACCAGATTGTCCAAATGTAGTTCCTGTTGCTGCATTTGGTCTAGCTGCTGGAGTTCCATCAAGTTTTTTGCCATTAATAATAATATTACCACTGCCCATAATAATTCCTTTATCGGACAATGCTTTTGTAATAGCATCACTTGTTTTTGTAGCCAAATCTAATCCAATGTCTGCTGGATTAGTTCCTTTAAAATTATTATAAAAAGCAGGCGCTACAACTTTAGGAACTGTCACTCCTGCTGTTTTTGAAGTAGATGTTACTAGTGCTGCTCCGCCCCTACCTTCTGCAGTTTTAATATAGTCTCCTGCAGTTTTATTAGCGTTTTCTGGAAGAGAAAGCCATGCACGTAAATTAAGATTAAATGCAGATATTGCATTATTCACAGCATCAATTTTATCTTTTTGTGCTTGAATTGCTGGTGCAAGATTAGTTAATTTTTCTCCAGCTAATGCTGCTGCATCTGATAATGCTTGATTAGCTTTATCAAGTGCTTTTAATCTTTTTTCTAATGGAGCAACATCTGCTGCTCTTTTTTCTTCAATTGCATTTAATCCCGCTTGTTGTTGCTGCTGATTGACAAGGCCCTTTATATCTAATTGAGCTTGTGCTGCTCCAGATAAATTACCAGAAGCCATCGCATCAGAATACTCAAATTGCTTCTTTTTAATTTGAAGATTCACATCTTCTAGAGAAGCTTGATCCTGAAGAGCTTTGCTTCTTGCAGCAGCCTCTTTATTAATTGCATCAATTTTTGCATTAATTGATTCTACTTCTTTGCGAGAATTAATTTGTGCTTGAACAGATTGGCCTTTAACAGCTTTATCATATTTTGCTTGTAGGGCTGTTAATCTATCTAATTCTTTATATTGCCCCTTAAGAAGTCCATTTTTATTTTGAGAAATTACGCTCTTTTCAATAATTACTGAAGCTTTATATAACGCATCTGTTTGTGCAGAAGTTAATGAGGCAAGGTCTCCAGAGTAACCTTTAGTCTGTAATCTAATTTTTTGCCATAGGCTAACAACAGTATCTTGTGTATTTGCAAATTCTTTAATAAGAGGATTTTCTTTTGCTAGCTCATTAATTGTTGCTTGAGTTATTTTAGTTCCAGCCTGCTTTGAATTATTAATTCTTTCTAATTGTGTTTTTTCAGCATCATACATAGATATAATTTCAGTTTTATGTGTTTTATCTGCTTTAGCAGCTTTTTCGCTTTTTGCTATTATCTCAGATATACCAGAGTCAATGGCTGTCATGGCAGTGTTTAAAGCCGCTGCTTGTGCCTGTCCGCCCTCTGTAGTAGTAGACTTACCATAAGAGCTAACTGCACCTATTGCGGCTGTCTGAACGTCTGTTATGCGGTTAAATGATTTATTGCCTACAGTAGCAGAAAGAGCAGATGATCCTTTATTAGATAATTTAAACATTGTATAAATCTTTTTAGTTGCATCTTCTGCTGACATACCAGCAGCAATTAATTCTTCCTTTAATCTAGTAGCAACCTCACCAGTTTTGTTATCTTTTGTCTGATTAATTAATTTAATCTGATCTCCATAAACTGATTTAACTTCTTTTTTAAGAGCCTTATATTGTTCAATAGTTAAATTAAGAGGAGTACCTGATGAAGCCATGCTCTCATAAACTAATTGATTTCTTTCTTTAAGTGCCTTCATATTTTCAACAACATCTTTAATCTTTGAATTATAGTCAGTATATTTTAGTCCCGCTTTTTGAGCAGCATCTGCTGTTAACCCAAAACCTAATGCATTTAATCTATGCTGTTCCTGAAGATCTTTATATCTTTTATAAATTAAAGTAGCAGCAATTGTTCCAGCTCCAACAACTAAGTTTAGTCTAGTCATTCCAAGTGCAAGTCTGCCAAGGACCATTCTCCATTTACTTCCGCTTGTAACAGCTTTTTCAACTGCCACTCCATAAGAAGATAATAATTTACCATCAGTGCCTTTTGCTGTAGTACCAATTGCTCTAGTCATTGTATCTGGAAGTTTAGACATAAGTTTTCCAGATCCCATGCTTCTTCCTCCGCCAAGTACTGCACTAGTAGCTGATTGCCCAATTGGGAAACCAATTAGCATTGATATTATATCTCCACCAGGAACTCCGCTTAATAATTTTGAAAGTAATGCCTGTGCTCCAAATCCTCCAGCCATACTTGCAGCACCTCTTGCTAATCCACCAAATCTGTACTTAGGAATTATTCCACCAGAATTGCGTGGTACAAATAGCTCTGGACCTTTCTCTCCAACAACATATGGTTGTCCAGCATTTACTGGTCCACCCTTTTCTCTTCCCTCAAGTTTAAAAATAAGTTTTTTTAATGAATCTGTTACTGGAGTATCTTTTTTAGATTCCCAATTTAAATATTTTTTCCTTAATATATCTTTATCAATTGGAGACAATTGCTTTAATGTATTTCTATCTGAAATAAGATTTGATGCAGCTAATCTTATAACGGCATCTAATGACTCTGGCTCTAATGCATTTTTTAATGCACCCTTTGAATCTTTAATATAGCCATAAGGTTTTTCTTGTGCAAGTGCTGCAGCAAATTTATCATACAATAACTTTTGAGTATTCTTTCTCAATCCACTATTTGCAAATAGCTTGTCTGCCATTTCAATTGATAATGAATTTACTCCCCATGGTGCTGATTCATACATGCTAGCTTTTGGAGCACCTGTTGGACCAAATCCTGCTCCTATGCGACTCATTGCTTTTCCTTTAAATACATTTCCAATTAGTCCGCCAAGATTAAATCCATTTGCCTCTGTTTTAAAGCTCATATCTCCTAATGATGCTGCATGACCTTTTTGACGTTTTCTTAATGCTTCTGTTTCTTTCATTTTTTGAATAGCCGCTAAGGTCATTGCTTTTTCTGGAGAAATTTTAACCTGAGAATGAATGCCATGGAACTCTTGCCACTTAACTCCCCTTGCTTCTTCAAGTCTATTTATCATTGAAGCGTACAAAGTTTTTTCTTCTTTATTTAATTGCATTGATGCAATTGTTGCTTTTAATTTTGGAAGAACAGTATCAATTTCTTTCATCATTGAATTATGATATTCATCAGCAGTCATATTCTTGGCAATTCCCACTGTTGATTCCGCAAAGAATTTACGTGCTCCGCCTTTAACTCCTAGTAAATTAATACGTGCTTGATCTGCCATTGATGGCATATTTTTTTCATATGCTCTAGCTCCTGATGCACGACCAAATACTCCTGCGGGGCCTACGTCTGCAAGAACATTGCCAAATAAATTTGCTTGTTGTAAATCTTTATCTCCTCTTAAATTGGCTGCTACTAATTGTCTAAAGTATTCATCTTTTGTAAATCCGCCACTAGGATTAGCAAACCTTGGATCATATGGGGATTCAAGAACTAATATTCTTCTACGTCCATGAGGATCTGTTGGATCCATCATTGTTTTAATTGTTTGTTCTGGAGAATGTAGACCATGTGCTTCTCTAGCAATTTTTGTTGCTCTCATTTCAGCAAGTGCTGCATTGTCATCTAAGACTGGTTTAACAAATACTCTAGTTCCATCTGGTTTTTGATAAAGTCCGCCAATTCCTGGAACAGGAAAACTATGTCCAGATGTAGGACTTATTTGTTTGCCAAAATTTGTTGGATCAACCTTAGAAAATCTGCCTGACATAACTGCTTTATGTGCATTCTCTAATGCTTCTTTTTCTGCTCTTGCTGCCTGTACTTGTTTAAAGTTTTTAATCATTCCTAAGAATAATTTGCCTCCGCCATTAAATCCTGGAACTCTTCCGCCTTTATTAAATGGCATCATATGAGCTAACCCAGTTGGCTCACCATTAATTCTATAGTTTCTAGGCACATCATAAGTTCTATATGAGCCCATATAGTTTGTTCCATGTTGTGCATTTAGTGCAATTAATTTATCTATATCAGCAACATTATATGGCTGTAATGGAGTTTCTCCTCTAAAGCCAGATGAATTGCCCTCAAAATGCTTGCGTCTTTGTCCAGGGACATTTAGACTACTTAAGTATTGTTGACGAAGCTTTAAACTTTTTGCAATTTTCAAATACTCATCGTGTTGCACCTTAGACCAAAGCTGTTCTCCAACTCTATCTTTTCCATTTAATTTTGCAATAATATTATTTCTTGCATTATTTAAAATTTCTTTTGCTTGCGAATCAGGTATATTGTTTACCTTTAAAAATCTTGCTAATGAAGGTAATGCATGTCCAGGATCTCCATAGCTAAGGTCTGCAATTAGTTCAGAACCTCTAGCGGCACCTCTAGCTAAAGCTGAGTTATTTCCTGTTCTAAGTGTTGCTCCCCAATTACCTACATAATAATATTCTTGTCCTGTATCCTTTACATTCATTGGTCTCTGATGTGAGCCAAATGATCTGGCTTGGAATGCAGCTGCTTCTTCAGGAGTTAATCTTAAATTTCTTCCGCCTAATAATTCTGGACTATACTGGCCTCTTCCCATTATTCTGGCAATTAATTTTTGAATAACTCCACCAACTGCATATCTTCCATTGAAAGATTGTCTATTGCTATTTATAGATTGAAGTAAAGGTAAGTTCTTTGCTGTTGCTTCTCTATTTACAACAAATTCTCCTGGAGTAAGCATTGCTGGAACTACATCTTTATTTACATTTGGACCAGGAACAGTTGCACTAGATCCATCATTATAATAAATTGCTCCGCCAGAATTTCTTCTTTGAATAGGTCTTGTTGTTTCTGTGCTGTAACCTCCGCCAGAAGTCTTTACTCCAAGTGAACGTGCAATCTTGTCAACTAAACTTGCAGTTGTTCCCTTATGGAACATTTCCTTCATGTTTGATTTTCCAGTCGCTGGATCAATTACAGGTTGATTAGTTAATGGAACAGTTGTTATATTAGCAACTCTACCCTGACTTGCTGCAACCATAGAAGTTGTTTCTGCAATCATTACCTCAACCTGTGCATTTAATGCTACTATCTTTGCTCTTGCTGCTTCTACTGTAAGTTTTCCAGCCTGAGTTTGTTTAACAATTGCTTCTGCTTCAGTTGCAGCCATAGATGTTATTTCTGTAATTTGTGGAAGCAATGCTTTATATGATGTTGTTAATTCATGAGTTACTGTTCCAGCAGATGATACTTCTAACTTTAATGCTTTTAATTCCGCTTCTGACTGCATAGAAAGAGCACCAGTCATTGCATGCCATTTAGCTGCTTCAGCAGCTACAATACCTGTTGATGCTCCACCAATTGATGTAAGTCCAGGAATTTTTGGAAGATCTCCCTGCATGTACATTTGTGGGTTAGGACCAATTTTTCTATTTACTGGAATTGGTCCAGGAACCATGCCAAACATTGTTTGTGCATTTCGTTCTTGTTCATTCATTTTTGAAACTGGATTCATGTGCGAACTAGCTCTTGTTCCATATTCTCCAATTAATGGATGATTTGGATCTGCCATTCTTGAGCCACCAGGCATAACTATTCCGCCAGCAACTGTAGATAATGTTGGTTGTACTGATATTGGTCCTTTAGCAGTTGATTGTAAATCAACTAAATCTCTTTTTAAATTCTTTAATGCTGCACTTAAAATAGATGCTGCTTCAGCATCACTATAAAATGTTTTTTCAATGAATTGTCCAGCTTCATTTGCTGCCATTATTTCTGGAGTTAATAGTTTAAATCCTTGTCCACCCTTGAATAGATTTTTAAAGGCATAAACACCCTTTACAATATATCCAAAGAAGTTAGCAAGTACACCAGTTAACATAATAATTGGTCCAGCTAATGCTGTAAATCCAGCAAATATTCCAACAAGTTGTTTTACTGGTCCAGGCAATTTATTTACAAACTTTAATATTCCATCTACAAAGTTAATAAGTTGAGTATTAATATTAAGGAATTGTTCTCCAACTCCAGCTAAATCTGCCTTTAATCCTTCTAATGCTCTACGATATTTACCTGAAGCAGACTCTGTAACCTGACTTAATTCTCGTCCAGCAACACTAGCTAAATCTTGACTACTAGCTTTCATTAAATCCATAACTTTTAATGTCTGACTTCCTTGTTTTCCAAGATTCTGGAATAAGGCATTCATTCTTGCAAATTGAAATTTACCAAACAATTGCTCAATAGCTTTTTGTTTTTGCAATGGATTTAATGTATCTAATGCTGATTGAAGTTCTAATATTGTTCCTGTTAGATTACCCGCATTTTTTGTTACTATTCCGCCTAAATCAATTCCAAATCCTTTAAACATTTCTGTAGCAACTTTAGTTGGGTTAATAAGAGATGCTAATGAAGATTTAATAGCATTTGCACCTTGTGATGCATCTACTCCACCTTCTTTCATTGCTGTAAGATAAAGTGCTAAATCTTTTACAGATCCACCCATACCTTGAACAACAGTTCCAGCTTTTGGAATAGCTTCAATTAAATCTGCAAGGCTAGTTGATGTCTGGTTTTCAACTGCGTTAAGAAAATTAATAGATTCAGAAAGCTGATCAGTGTTTTGTTTAAATGCTGTTTGAATTGCAAGAGTAGCTTTCATTGCTTCTTGCTTATCAACTTCTCCAAGAACAGAAAGTCTTGTAGTTTCCTTAATTGAATTAATTAAATCTTTACCAGTTTTACCTGTAGCTGCAATATCTGCAGATAAAGCTAATGTATCATTATAAGATGTTCCATATGCAGTTGCTAATTCTTTTGCAGTTGCTGCAACTTCTTTTCTTACCTTACCAAGCTCTGCAGTAGATGTGCCAGCAATGTCTCCATAAACCTTTGTTAATCTTACAAGTTGTTCGTCTGCAGTTTTAAATGCATTTGCTGCAGCCCTACCAAATGCTGCAATTGGTACGGTTAATCCTACTGTTAATTGACGACCAGCCCATTGAGTATTTTTACCCCAGTTAATAAGTTGTGCTCCGCCATCTTGAATCACCTTATTATAAATTTGCATCTCTTGTCTTGCTAATGCAGTTTTATTTTTAGTTAATTCTAAGCCTCTTGGGATATGAACTGTATATTGCATAATACCCTGGGCATTTTTGCCCAGGGGTTGCACAATTGAATTTTGCATTTGAACCTGCTGTTTAGCAAGTTCACGAATCATACCACCAGTTGTTTTAGTATGATCCTGCCATGTTCTAAAATAATCTTTTAGTTTTAATTTTCCAGAATCTAAACTCTTGCCGAATTTATCTACATCTGAACCAAGACTTACAAAGTGGCTAGAATACTGTCCTGTACTTCTTAATACATCTCCAAAAGATTTATTTACCTTCGCTATATTGGATGTTAATGCTCTATCTAATCCGCCACTTGCTGCTTGAAGTTGAGTTAGTGCTGCTGTAGCTTTACGCACATTTGCGATAAGACCTGAAAAGTCAGCGTTAGCTACTATGTTAGTATATATATTTTGTTCTGCAGCCATTTAGATAGATGTTACTCCTTTGAGTATCCTAATCCCATTCCGATTCCAAATCCTGCACTTGCTGCTAATGATCCTTGTAGAGCGACTACATCATCACCACTAGCATTTATTCCAAGTGCCCTTCTTTGAACATCTTCAAAAGATGGACCATTTTTTTCTTCCGTACTATTTAAATCAATGCCTTGAATTGCTGCTAAGAATTTTCTTTTATCCTCTTCAGTTTTTTGCATTGCTTTAAATGTGTGAATCAACTCTGGCATTGAAAGATTTTCTTCTAAGTCTTCGTAATTTCTCCAATGACCTAACAAGAAAACTTCACCTTCTAATGCGGCAAGGTCTAGTTCTGACCAGCCAGAACCGCCGCCGCTAGGAGGTTTGGGTCGTCCATTTTAATTCCTCCGCAAACTTCTAGAATGCGATTGATTGTTGGAACGTCCAAAGCATCTTCTAATGCATCTCTATCTTTTACCAAATCTGGAAGCTGCTTTTCTAGTGCAACTGCACATGCATCAATTAAAATTGTTAATGTTGCATCTTCTGTTTCTGCTTCTGCTGTCTGTGCGATAGCTATCATAAACTTTCTAAGCTCTTTAATTGTAAGAGGCTTAAGTTTTACCTTTGCCCCATTTTGTAATTCAATTTCTTCTACGTCGTATACTGTAGTTGCCAATTTATCCTCCTAGGATGTCTTTATTATTATACTAAAAGAAATATACTAATACAAGCAGAA